TGACGGTCGGGAAGGCCGCGCACGACACGACGACCTTCCAATACGTGAACAGCACCTACGACGGTTCCAGCGTGCAAGCGATGCAGCCATGATGCGACTCAGGGCCACAGCACTTCTGGCGGTTTTCCCATTCGCCTTCTGGCAGGCGCCAGCAGGCGGCGGCAGCCATGGGACGGTGAACTTCACGAGTGCGGGGCAGACTTCGTGGACGGTCCCGGCCGGTGTAACCTCGATCACAGTCAAGTGCTGGGGCGCGGGGGGGTACAGGAATTACGGCTCAAGGAACGAGTACGGCGGGGGCGCGGCTTACGCCACGGCGCAGTACACGGTTGTCCCTACGGCCACGGTCAAGATTTGGGTCGGAGCCGATTTTAGCTCTAGCGGCGGACATGGCAGCATGGCTGCTGACGGCAGCGGAATCTACAACTGGATGGTGGTCGCGGGAGGCGGCGGCGACTCGAATATCAGCAGCAACAACGGCAGTTATGGCGGCTACGGCGGGGCCACTACTGGCGATGCCGGGGCTAACGACGGCGGTGGCAATGCCACGGGGGGCGGAGGCGGATTCTCGTCTGGTGGCGGAGCGGCTGGGACTGGCACGGGTGGTCCCGGGGCGGCGGGCGACGGTCCTGCCTCAATCGCCTTTGGCCCAAACAATACCTCTGGCGGGGGCGGGTATTACTCGGGCGGCAGCGGCGGCTTCGACTCCTCCTACAACACGGCGGGCAACGGAGGCGGCGCCTCCTTCTACGACACGAATGGGGCGCACAACTATCTCGGTGGCGGATCGTCAACGTCAGGCACGGATGGGGCGACTGGATTGAACGCCGCCAACCGAGGCGACGGGAATTATATGTCAGGCCACGGCAACGGCGGCCAGACCGACACCACTTCCGGCCAGCCGGGTCTGGTCGTAATCATCTACTAATTTACCATGAAAAACATCGCACGGTTCTTTCTTCCTATCGCACTGGCGCTGGCTTCGCCTTCGCTGGCGCTTGCAACGATCCACCAAGTCACGCACCTGTCGGCGGCGGGCTCGTCGGTAATCATCCAGCCCGGCTCCGACACCAAGGTAATCATCATCCAGAACAACGGTTCCAATGACGTTCGCCTGTCGATCGACGGGGGCTCGGGCTGGATCGTGAACGGTCAGGCGGGAACGAACCCGACGCCGACAACCGGGTATCTGCTCAAGGGAGGCCAGACGCCTGCGGACAGGCTGATTGTGAGCACGGCTCCGTACACCGGCATCACGCCCGACCCGACGCTGCACAAGCCCATTGTGGCGATAATGGTAAGCAGCACGACAACGCTGGACATTGAAACCGACGGCACGGCGGACAGCTACCCGACGAACTGAACCCATGAAAACTCTGAAACTGACGGGGATATTTCTGGCGCTGGCTGCGGTCGCGCTGGCGCAGCTTGGACCGCCCAACTACGTGACGGGAGGGGTCGGGGGCGGTTCTGGCGGCGGTGGGAGCGGCACGGTTACAAGTGTTGGTGTCACGGGCGCAGGCCCGGTTTCTGTCGCGTCAGGTTCGCCCATCACAACGTCAGGCACGATTGCCCTTGGCTGGACAGGACCGACTCTAACGACAAACAGCGTCACCTTCGCTGGCGGCTCGTCCCTGACGGACAACGGGAGCGGCCAGTTGATAGTGGCGGGACAACTTTCCTTCCCGAGCGGCTCGTCCAGTACCTTCTACACTTTTCTTAACGACGGCATCAGCCGACTCCTCTCCGTTTTCAACGGGACGGGATCAACTTACGCAGATAGCCTGTACCTTGGATACCTTGCCGGTAACTCAGGCGTTACTGGAATCGGAAATACCGGAGTTGGCAACAGGGCCCTAGCTGCCAACACAACTGGGTCGGGCAACTCCGCGTTCGGCTATAATGCCCTTTATTCCGACACAACTGGGTCGAGCAACTCCGCGTTCGGCTATGCCGCCCTCAATGTCAACACAACTGGATCAAACAACACCGCGGCCGGCACTACTGCCCTTTATAACAACACAACCGGGAATTATAACTCTGTATTAGGCTATGGTGCCCTCAGTGTCAACACAACTGGATCAAACAACTCCGCGTTCGGCTATCTCGCCCTTTATTCCAACACAACTGGATCAAACAACACCGCGACCGGCTATAATGCCCTTTATTCCAACACAACTGGATCAAACAACACCGCGTTCGGCTATAATGCGCTGTACGACTACAACTCAGTTACTTCCAGCAACGACTTCAACACGGCTATCGGATACAATACCGGCAGGGGAATAACGACCGGCGCAAACAACACGATCTTGGGCGCACAAGTCACGGGGCTGTCGTCCACGCTCACGAACAACATCATCCTCGCCACGGGTGACGGCACCATTCAGGCGCAGTTTAACGGGACGAACTGGACGATGGCGGGCTCCATCACAACCGGCGCCCCCGCTGGCGGCACCGCTGGCGCATGGAAAACCGGAATCCTTGTGACGGCTGCCTCGGTCCTCGACACCACCAAGTATATCCAGGTCGATGTCGGCGGCGTGCTATATAAAATAGCAACTTTCCAGTAATAATAATCAATCCAAGCCCTATATTCCATGGCCTTTTCCTATGTAGATGAGACTGGTGTCCACACCATTTCCACCATCGACTCCACGCAGATCAACCTAGTCCCGATCACCGTTGGTTCGACCGTCATCCAGTCTCCGGGGCGGTATTCGCCGGTGACCATCAATACGGCGGTCGGTGTGATTGTGACTAGCAGCGCCTCCTTTAACGGCACCGTGCCCTTCACCGTGAACAACAGCACGGTGCTGGCCGGGACCACGATCGTCCTCTCCATTGGCGGGGGCCAGACCAATACCGGGACCAACTTTTGGGTGTCCGGCGTCAGCAAAGGGGCCTTCCAGGTCACCTGCCAGTGCCTGACCGGCAACGAGACCGGCGCCATCTCCATCAACTTCGCTGTCAAGCAGGCGGCGCTTTCCATCAACTAATTTCCCATGAAAACGACCCTAGTTTTTCTAGCCTCACTACTCACGGTTGCCGCGTCTGCGGCTCCGTCGCTGACTGTCCAGCAGGAAGTTACCCTTGCAAGCGCCCTGTCCGCTCTGGACGGCCACACCAGCATCATCAAGGTCAACGGTCAGGACTCGGCCGTTAACGTGGCATACACGTTCTCTGGCGACGTTCGCTGGAAGATCCGAGACGACCTCGCAGCCCTGCAACCGAAGGTCGATGCGTTTCAGAAGGTGCAGCAGGATGTTCTCAAGGAGGTCTCGGGAGGAAAGGGATTCATCGCTCCGACCGACGCGACAGGTCAAGCAACATACGCGATGAAGGTCGATGAGGCGGGCAAGCATGTGGACGAGAATCCTCCCAAGCTGCAGACTTTCACGCGGGCTGACCTCAATCTGAACGACAACCCGATTCCCGGAACAGTACTCAACGCCTTGGCTCCTTTGATTCAGTGACCGCAAAGAAATGATCGTCGCCCCCCATTGCCCCGGCGACGAGTGCCCGTTCACAGATACCTGCCTGCACTTCGATCCGGTAGCCCAGTCCAGCGGATTCCAGTATTTTGAAACAGCCCCCTACAACTCCCAAACCAATGAATGTCCCGACCGCTTTCCGCCCGCACCATCGATTTTTATACAGGCCTCCGCCGGCCAACCATCCGGGGCTGCTCAAGGCGGTTGAGCCGTTCAGGGCCGCGCCGTCAGTCCTCCCGCCGAGCGTTGACCTGCGCCCGAAGTTCCTGCTTCCCCGCGATCAGGGGCCGGAGGGGTGCTGCTCGGGCTTCTCGACGGCGGCGCTCCGCGAGTACGTTGTGGCGCTGCAAACCGGAAACTCCAACGCCTTCTACCTGTCGCCCGCCTACCTCTACGCACGGACGCGCATGACCGAGGGCACCTTCCCGACCGACGCAGGGGCCACGATCATCGACGAGGTGACGACCCTCCAAAACTACGGCGTCTGCCCCGAGGTGGACCTGCCGTACACGGGCGACGCCAGCGAAGCGCCGACCCCGCAGTGTGACGTTCAAGCCGTGCCCTTCCGCTCAGGTGCCCCGCTGCGCGTCCCCTCCAACCTCGGAGCCTACTTCGTGCAGGTGGTGCTTGCGGCGGGCAATCCTGTCGTTTTCGGGATGCCGGTCACGGACAGCTTCGAGGCGACGGGCAGCGATGGGATCGTTCCGCCAGTCTCGGGCCAGATGCTAGGCGGCCACGCGCTGCTCGCGGTCGGCTACCTCACGATTGCCGGGGTGCTCTACATCATCGTTCGCAATAGTTGGGGCACATCTTGGGGCGACTCGGGATGGTGCTACCTTCCCGCCGATCAGGTCGCATCCTGGCTAGAGGCATGGACGATACCCCTTCCCTCATGAACCCAAAACTACGCAATTCCATCGCGGAGGCGCTGAGCCTCCTTTCACTCGCCCTCGGCTTCGTTCCTCAGTTCAAGGCTGCCGGCGTCTCAATCCCGCCATGGCTGGCAATCCTGCTGGCCATGATCGTCACAATCGGAAACCAGTGGGTCAAGGACTCGACCCCGCCGCCAACCACATGAAAACCACCATCGCCCTCATCCTCTCCGCAGCCGCGCTCGCCCTTTCCGGCTGCGTGTTCACGCCCACCGGGGCCATCGCCAAATACATCCCCGACGGCACGTACAAGAACCTAAACTTCCAAGTCGGAACGAACTACGGAAGCGTGGTCATCGCCGCCGATGGCGTTGTCAAGACGGACACGACGCTGACGGCGACAGACCTGACGGTGACGGTCGCAAGCCCCGTGCAGCCGCTCATGTCGTTCTCATCGACGGGCTACGCGCCTCCCGGACCCGCACCCGCGCCGACAAGCCTGACCGCCGCGCCCTCTGGACCGCCTGAGCCGAATGTCGTCATCCACCTGAAGTAAGGGCCATGAAGGGCGATCCTCAATGCCGCGACCAGGCAGCGCAGGACGCCAAGTTTATTTCCGCACTTGCCAACGAGATCAAAGCAAGGAACCCGATGCCCCCTCCCTCGAATGAAACGGAAAACGAATGGACCGTCCGCACCCTCAAGGAGCACCTGAAGGACATCATGACCGAGCACGACCGGCGCTACGAGCAGCGGTTCCAGGCGCAGGAGAAGGCGCTCAACGCGGCGCTTGAGGCGAAGGAGTCCGACACGAGCGCGAACCTCTCCAAGACGGCCATAACGGTCGCCGCGGTGTCGGGGCTTCTGGCGATAGCGAGCGTTTTCGTGAAGCACTGAGCGTCCACCATGAGCGCCGACACCAACAAGAGCCTAGACCGCATAATCAGCATCCTCGCCCCAATCGGCGCGGTGCTCGTTTCCCTGTGGTGGGTTGGCGTCTACAAGGGGCAGACCGACTCGAAGCTGGCGACGCACGACAAGGCGATTGACTCGCTGACGGCCATCGTTGCGGTTGACCACGACGCGGTTATCGGGATTCGGGCGGAGGTGCATGATCTTCACCAGTGGCTTGAGAACAAGACGACCGCGAATCAGGCGGCTGGCAAGTGACTTTGGCCGCGGGGCGTCTACCGGCTGTTTAGGCCGGAAGGTGTGCCAGGTCAAGCATGGGTACTCATTTCGCCTCAAAAGGCCGTAGAATAACAAGGATCGCCTACCGCGGGCCTTTTAGACCCTTGGCGTAGTCAGGCGTCCCCTCCCGGTACAGGTCAACGTACCGCCGGATGCTGATTTCCTTCTGGTGCCAGCGGCCGATCCAGTAGGCGAGGACGAGGAAAATGGCGTTTGAGACGATTAAGAGCGTGAGTGTCATAGACTTCCTTTCAGCGCCTTGCGCGTGATCCAGGCTTTCTTGCAGCCTTCGCTGCGGTTGCGGTGCTCGTCGCATCGCTGGATGTGCCGCGCGAGGCGATAGACTAGGCGCTTAAACCAGAGGGGGTAGGTTTTCATGGTAAAATCATCATCAGTCGGTCAGCCGTCGCAGGGTGTTTGGGAGCGTGGTCATGTCACTTCGTCGGCGTTTGGCGCGAGCGCCTGAGCGCGGCGCGGGCCTTGACCTTCGGCTTCATTTGGCGTCCTTTTAGCCGCTCCGGCTCCAGCTCCGGCTCTTGCTCCCGCTCCAGCTCCCGCACCCGCACCCGCTCCAGCTCCGGCTCCCGCTCCGGCTCCAGCTCCCGCTCCGGCTCCAGCTCCAGCTCCAGCTCCCGCTCCAGCTCCCGCTCCGGCTCCCGCTCTTGCTCCAAGGAGAAACCCATCCGGCGTGTTGTATTGCTGCATTCATTTTTCAGAGCGGGGGAGTTTATCTATCTTCTGCGCGTCGATCAACGAGCCGCGCCCGACGATCACGCGGCGAGCATCGGGGAACGGTTCCACCTCGTTGAATGTCTCCGTCTTGAGGGCTTGGCACAGCTTGCCGTCGTCGGCAATCCATGCGGCGTCAACGAGGACGAGTTCGGTGGGCCAGACCTCGACCAGCTTACCTGTCAGGTGGTGGGTGACGGTTCGGATGAAGTAGTTTGCGCCGACTTCAAACGGATGGGTGGACGAAGCAGCGGCAACGGGTTGCCCTGCGAATAAGGCGGCGATGGCGCGAGCCTCGCCTATGGTCATATTTTCGATGTTCATGGGGAAAATGTTACTTGGCGTCCTTTTCGCTCGCGGCGGGTGCGGCGTGGGCCTGCAAGAGCGCGTCAGGGTGATATCGCGCACGCAACAGGTTTAGATGCTGCTCGTGGGCTTCGTATAAGTTTTTAGCCCACAATGGCAAGTGTGTCTCGTCGGAAATCAGGTGTCCGTCCATATCAACCACAAAACGGATCGAGATGAACATACTCTTAATCTCACACATTTTCCTGATGATGGGTGCTGCAATGTTATGGAAGTCTATCAACTGTCTGCGATATTCACGGTTCCACTCAGGAGAACCACGCTCCATGTAAAGCAGGACGTTGATCTCTTGGTCGTTCACGGCTGGCCTTTCAGCGCGGCGAGGGCGGCTTCGACCTTCTGCTGGTCCAATATCATCTGGTCGAAAACGTGTGTGTCCCACTCGCTCCATGCTACATCGCAATGCCAGCCGGTTAGAAGCTGATGAAGGTCCGGATAGAGATTCGCGTTGGCCGTCAGCGCCTCGACCGCCTTACGCAGCGTCTCGCGGTCGATCAACTCTAGGTGCGCGTAGGAGGCGGAGGTGCGGGCGAGAAGCAAATCGTGAGCTTCCGTGGGAAGGCCCGACATTCTTCTAGCCTCGCGCAGGTTCTCTATGGGCGTCCTCAGCGCCACGATCTCGGCCTTCGCCGCAGCAAGCTCGGCGCGGAGGGCGGCGATGTCATTAGGAACCCCGTCACGATTACCACATCGGCACGGAGTACCGCCAAACATTTCTCCATGTTCCGTGGCGTAGAGGCAACCGCAGTTCGGGCAGGTTTTAATGCTCATAAGTTCTTCCCCTCCATCCTGCGCGCGCGCCAGCCGACCTGCGGCGGTGCTCGCTCCGGCGAAACGTCAGGTACAAAAGGCGGCGAAGGGTCATGGCTGGCCCTCCTGCATCCCACGGATCTTCGCCAGGGCCGCGTCAAAGCGGGCGTAGAACGCATCCAACGCCTGCTCGATCACAAGCTGGATTGCCTCATCCCGCGCAACCCGCAGCACAAGCGCCGGCAGGTGCCGCGAGTAGCTGACGAAGTTCCACGCCTTGAAGCCCGTCACGTACATGCTGAAATGGATCTGCGCCAGGTAGTCATCCGGCACCTTGCCGGCCAGTAGGTAGCGGATCGCGTTGTCGGGTTGGGGTGATTTAATTTCGAGCCCTTCACCGTTCGGCAGGATGCCATCCGGCGAGCATCCAAGCCGCCCGTCATCGCTCACGCAGAAGCCCACCCGCTGCACCTTGCAGTCGTACGTGAACTCATACCAGGGGACCGCAATCGTCTCAACGATCTTGCCCTGATCGACTACCCAGGCCGAAAGCGGCTGCAACTCGTCCTTTGACCAGCCCATCAGCTTCTCCGCGACCTTCTGGCAAAGGTAGGTTTCCGGGCCTTGACCCTCCTTGATCTTCCACTTCGGCGTCACCAGCGCGTCAAACTCGCTCGCCGTGACAACGCCGCACCTGGCGCGGAACCACTCCGTTGACCGTTGCTCGCAATCTATGATTTTCACTTACGGGCCTTCCGTTGGAGTGCTGCGAAAAGGGAGTCGTAGCGGTTAGCGCCAATCTCGGCGTAGCTGGCGGCCCCGGCGAACTTAAGGAAAGCCGCTTCGTCGGCGTGCGTCTCGCGGACCATCTCCCGAAGCGTTTCCTGTTGCTCGAAGCTGATCGGCTCGCCCTCGTTGCGGGCGTCGGCGCCGTCCGTGTCGCGCTCAACGACGATGTTCAGCGCGTTGCAAAGCGCGTATCGCTTCGCGTAGGTCATTGCAGCGCCGTCCGCCTGCGTCTCGGTGGCGCCGTATGGACCGGCACCGGCCCGCACAAACGCCAGATAGTCGCGGTGGTGGCCTGCGCAGTGGGTAAGCGTGCAGGTCTGCACGATCCGGCTTTCCCGCATGTCCGTCGAAAACGACAGGCTGAATCCGTGCTGCACGAGCAACGGCTGCACACGGCTCATTATCACGTCGAAGGGCAGGTAGGAGTATTTTACCCCGCCGTGCTTGTCGGGAACCTCCTTGGTCGCGTTGAACGTGCCAAGCGCACCCTGGAGCGCCGCGAACGCCACGGCAAACTGCTTTTCGGCGTCCTTGTCGTTGATGTGCTCCTGGAGCGCCACAAGCCGCTCGATCACGCTGACGCCCTCGGCGGTCAGTCCCTTGTCGATGACAGCGCGGATCAGTTCGGCGGGTGAGGGTTGGGCGGGCACAACCGCGCGCCGCTCGTCGTTCAGGGTCAGTTCAAGGTCAGTTGCCATTTGCGGCCTCCTTCTCGATCCATGCGACGAACTTCCCGGCCTGTGATCCGATCAGGTTCATGCGCTCTGCGTTCTTGAGGCTTGGGAGTGCCTCGCGTATGGTCTTGGCATAGGCGAGCAACTTTTCCGAATCGCCAGCGTTCGCCGCTTTTCGGGCCGCGGCTTCCTCTGCGGCCTGACGTGCTACCTCGGCATCCCGTTGCGCCTTCAATTCGGCTTCAACCTTCTGCCTGGCTTCGCGCTCGGCTTTCGCTTTGGCCTCGATGATTGCGCGTTCCTTGTCCGCCTTTTCCTTTGCGGCTTTGGCCTCCGCGTCGGCCTTTGCCTTGAGTTCTGCGGCCACGCGCTGCGCTTCCGCCCGCTCTGCGGCCAGCTTCTTTTCTGCCGCTTCGCGCTCGGCCTTCAATACGGCCTCGGCTTTCAGGCGCTCAACTTCACGCGCCGCCTGCTCGCGCAATCGCTCTTGGCGTAGTGCCTCCTCTTTCTCGCGTGCCTCGCGCTGCAAGCGTTCGTTTTCCGCACGGATGCGCTCGCGCTCCGCTGCTTCGGCCTTCTCTTTGGCGATGCGGTCGGCTTCGGCTTTAGCCGCTGCCTGTGCCGCCTGCTCCTGGGCCAGTTTCACGCCGGCCAGCAAAGCCGCGAACGCCGGATCGGACATATCGCGCACGGCGTACAGCGCAACATCCGTGACGTAGGGGGCAAGCGCGGTCTTACGGCCGGCCTCTACTGCGTCTTTCCGCGCCTGCTCTGCACGCTCGGCGGTGTCCTCGGCGTCCTGCAACGCCTTTTCGACGGGTGCTAGATCGGCTTCGAGAATGTTATAGAAGCCATCAACGGCCTTCCCGTAGGCAAGCGCGGTTGCTTTCTGCGCCTTCCTGACGGCTTCGCCCGTCAACCTGACTTTGCGAATCGCCAAGCGGCAGGCACGCGCCTTGCGGATTTCCGAGACGCATGTTGCGTCTTTGACCGACTCGGCCACGCCCGCCGAATCAGCAATCGCCTTTTTCGCTTCGACGAAAACAGGCCGGAAAGCCGCGACGAGCGGAGTTGTGGACGTTTGCTCCAAGCCGGTTTTACCGGCGTATTCGACAAGTTGCGCGTCAATCGGCGCAACGACTTCTAGTTCAATTGTTTCATTCATGTTATTGGGTTTCTGTTAAGCTCTTCGCGCAGGTCACTTGATTTCCAGCGCATCCCGGAGCGCCTTGACTGCCATTTCAATGAATAGCTTTCGGGCGTCGGCGTCGGCTGCGTAGGCGTAGGCGGCGTAGGCGGCGTCGGCGGCGTAGGCGGCGTAGGCGGCGTAGGCGGCGTAGGCGGCGTCGGCGGCGTAGGCGGCGTAGGCGGCGGCGTCGGCGTAGGCGGCGGCGTCGGCGTAGGCGGCGGCGTAGGCGTAGGCGGCGGCGTCGGCGTAGGCGGCGGATAAAACACCGCGAACCGACAAAACTGCTTGCCTCGCGGACTCGGCACTTGCTTTGTCGGTTACGCAAGGCAGGCACCGTATGGTTTCGGCCAGATCGGGCTTTTTCAGCAGGTCAAGAAGCGCAGGCAAAACCGTCCTGCACGCGAAGTCCGCGAAGAAATACAGGCGTTTCTGGCGCAACTCGGGCGATGTTGACGCCGAAAGCAGGCCAGCCACAAGCGGTTTGAGGAGCGGCTTTTCATCCTGCTGAAGCGAGTACGCCAGACGATTGACGAACCGCGACAGCACCTCGCACGGCGTCTTGCCAGCGAGAGCGCAAGCTATGTCCGCGTAATTGTCCGCGGCGAAGCAGCCGTTCCCGAACAGCATCTTTTCGGCGTTAGCCTTCGGGTCGGCCATCAGCTTCGCCAGATTTGTGTAATGTCCCTCGATGGCCTTACGCTGCTTCGCGTTCGGCTCGCCTCGCGTGATCTTGTCAACGCTGGGGAACGCGCCTTCGCCGTTCCATTCGGCCTCGACAAAGACGCGCGGGAGATGGTCGGTGTTCTCCTTCCGGCCGGCATCCTTGACCGCCTCTGAATGGGAATTGGTGTTCAGGTGGGCAATTTTGCCGTCAGCCCGAACGCAGATTGAATGGAAGTCGCACATGGGATTATTGGGATTTGGTTGAAAGTTCGCGTTTCAGCATCTCGGCCAGCGCAGCGGCCAGGCCCGTGAAGCCCTCCCGCTCGCACCACTGGATCGCAAGCATCAGGCGAAGGGCGTAGCTCACGGCGCGGCCTCCTTCGGCTCGAACCATTTGGCATCCGGGCCGCAGGAATTGCCGCAAGTGTGCTTGCGCTCAACGACGCAGTAAGATGGGGTTTTGATCGTCTCTCCGCTGACCGGGTTGATTTCAGTCAGTTCAGCCTTGGCGCAAGTAGAGTACGCTATCCGTTCCCGCGGTTCATAGCTAACACCAGCAGGTTGATAGTGGCGGCAGTTGATGCAGTATTTCATGACTCGTCCTCCTCTGTTTCCTCGGGCTCATCTTCCTCCGGCGTGATCCAGCCGCTTCCGTCACAATCCGGGCAGCGGTAGCCGTAGGAGCCGCCGTCAACTGAAACGAACCCGCGGCGGCAGTACGGGCATTTCCTCGGCCCGTCGTCGTCAGGCTCGCCACGCCCGCTCTCGCAGGCGCGCATCGAGCGCCGAATGTCCGCAGGCTCGTCGGCAAGCAGGTCAGCCGTGACCTCGGGAACCGTGCTGCCGTAGTTTGAAGAATTGGCTTTCATGTCGGCATCAGAACCAGCTTGAGACTTGATTCGCTGCCGACAGGACCGGCTTTCTTGCCAGCGTACCAGAGCATCCAGTCGGCGCGGTCGCACTTGAGCCATGCCGATTCGAGACTACGGCATTTCGTTGATTTGACCCATATGACTGCATCCGAGCAGGCGTCAAGGTCTGTTAGGTGGGAGATTGGTGTTTTCATGGGATTTGGTTTGCCGCGCTGCTGGCCCCGCATCAGCGGGCTTTCGATGCGCAAGCGTATACCAGCTTTTCAGCGACGAAAAGGGGTTATGGTATAAATCTTGATGCTTTTACTGCCGCCCGGATCTCGTCGCGCATTTCCTTTGGCAGGCATGGGCCGTCGGGATATGTTCTCTCATCGACGGTTTTTTCTAAAACCGATTCCATGAGATCCGCCAGTCCGAGAAGGGCAGCGAATCGCGGCTGTTCAAGAACGCTGTGCGCGCTCTTTATTTCCTGCTCATAGAACTTCACGGTCTCTGCCAGGTCGTCAATCATGCTGGCTGCGGCCATGAGAGTTAGGCTTGCCGGATGCTGCTCTGACAGCAAAGCGCGATGCCATTCCCGGCAACTCGCCGCAACCTCATCGAACTTTCCGATACGGAAGCGAACATCATCCCATTTGTGGGACTTTAGTTCACCAAGGGTGGTGAGATCCGGCTGGGCTGTCTTCGTCGCTGTTTTCATGTTTCCTTTTTTGGTTTTGCCCGTCCCTCTCGCCGGCCTACTCGCGCCTTCGCTTTCGGCCGGCGCCCCGAAGGACGAGGACGGGGAAAGGTTTGGTTAGGCTAGGTTATGCGCTGGATCGCCGGGTAAGCACTCATAAGCGTTTGCTGGCCGCTGGGACTGCAGGCCGTGCTTTTCTATTGCGGCGTCGGCTTCGCGCTTCCACCTGGCGCTCTGCGCTTCGACATAGTTCGCAAACACTTCGCGGCGCCCTGCCGCTTCCGTGTTCTGGATCGTCTCCATGAGCGCACGGCCCTCGATTATGCCGATGCGCAGGTGCGAGCAGAGGACTTCAAAGCATTGCATCGCGCTTTTTGCGCCCTTTCCTTTTCCGCCGTGATAGTCCTCGCCGAGTCCGCCCATTGCTCCTGCAAGCCAGTACCAGCCATTTTCAAAGGCATATATGGGCTTCCCGTTGACGGCGGACAAGTGCAGCGCGATAAAATCATCGAACTTCGGGCCGAAGTGCTTTGCGATTTCCTCATGGATGCATCCGCCGCACTCCGAATCGTTCCGCCGCCTGCTGTCTGCGGTCACGATATTACCCGTAACTGAAAAGTACGGCGCCCCGCCGGTCTGTCTTAGGCCGTATTCAACTGTTATTGTCGCAGGCTTGCCGCAATAAGTTGTCGGCTTTGATTCTGTCTTAATCGTGTTCATTTTTCGTCCTTGTTTGAGTTTCGTCCTGTTCAAACAGCCATTTCTGACTGGTAAATCGTTTGAATCACTTCCTGGTTCTGATTCCGCCAAGCCTCTGCATCCAGCAGCGCGGCCCGCACGTTCCCGCCCGACAGCGTTGCAATCTGCCGCGCGATCGCTTCCGGCGTGCCCTCGTTTTCGAGTAGTTTCGCAATCTGCCCGGCGCTAGGCGCTGCAATCTCGTAACGCTCAAAGCGAGTCCTGAATCGTTCTGTCAACGCCGCTTTGTCCAGATTGCTTGTCCCAATGAAAGCGCGTCCGGCCGGCATTTCATCAAGGAAGCTCAAAAGCGCGTCCTGCGCGTCTTTCTGGCAAAGATCGACCTCGTTGACGACTTTGACTTTCCAGCCGGTTCCAAAGATCGAGGACGTTGCGAAGTCAAACGCCCAGTCCCTGACAACGTGAATCGTCACATTCCGCCCGTTGACCGTTTCAACGCCCCATTTGTTTCCGCACAAATCCAGCGCTAGTGATTCCGCCAAGCACGTTTTGCCGATTCCCGGCGCACCGCAGAAAAGCAGTTTCCAGCGGTCCTTTGACGCTAGTTTCGCGGTCAAGGTGTTTGCCAGCATTCCAGCAGGGCCAATTAGAGAGGGTTTCATCGTTCGTCCTGTTTTCGTCCTGTCGTTTAGATCGTCCTATTGCGCACCGACTATCGACTCACTTTCAGGCAAGCGCAAGCCGTTTGTGCATACCTGCAACATGGGTAATTCCGGCATTATGTAAATCAACAGCTTACACGCTAAGATTGTTTTGACGATATTTCCAAAGCCGCTTCGCTAATCCCGTGAGAAAGATGATTTCCAGATATATGGCCCGAATCGGGCGCAAGGGAGGATCGGTAAGAAGCGACGCCAAAACCCAAGCTTGCCGAGCCAATGCAAGGCGCCCGCGAAAGACACATGAAAATAAAACGATCAAACCCCAGTGAGGCAACGATCCAAGCCGAACTCTACTGCGCCCTAAAAACAGCCGGATTTCAACCTGTTCTGGAGCAAGTCGCACGTCTATCGGGAAAGACTCGGCGTGCGGGCCGTGCAATTCAGATTCGCGCCGACCTAATGGTTGTCCAAGACGGTGAAGCTATCGCCGCAATCGAAGTCAAAAACACAAAAATCCCGACAAGCAGCGCCGAGTTTCAGAATACACGCCAATATCTCAAATATGTAGAAATGGGACTGCCTTTCCGTTACTGCACACATCTAAGCGAAATCGAAGCGTGTGTTCACTGGGTCAGATGGCTCTCCAATAGGCAGCACGTTTCAAAGTTTGACGTTCGCCGAGTCATGCCCTAACCGTTTGCGCATGGTAGCAGAGCGTAAAACAGAGCGAAGGTTCTTCAAGTCATCCAGCATACCCTTTGCAACGCGTGCCACAATACGCTCCCTTTACGTAGTTCACTGCAAACCGCCCGCAGAGATCGCCGCGGCACTCGGCCTGCCCAGAAACAAGGTTTCCGACCTTATCCACAAGAACGGCTGGACCGCAGAAAGAACCGCCCTGGTTACCAAGCGCGAAACCGAATCGACTAAGCAGATCGAAAAGCAGATCGAGCAAGTCAATGAGGTTATCGCAGTTCGCTCTGAAGAACTAACCGTTCGATCGCTCGACCTCTGTGCCGAAGCGTTGGATGCCAAAGATGCAAGAAACTTGCAAATGGCGGCCGGCGCGGCCCGCAGCCTTGACCAGATCCGCAGATCCGCGCGAAACCTTGACCGCGGAGAACAGGGGAAATCCGGTCCGACATTCAACCTGGCGATGTTCTTCACCCATGGCCAGCCGGCTGTCAGGCCCGAGCCGTTGAATGTCACTCCAGCAGCGCCAAGCCTGCCAGCGTAGTCGTGCGTAATGCACGGTCAACCAGACGGTCTGACTGTTCAGTGACGGACGACAGCGAACCGCGTGACCTGATAAGGGTACGCGCAACGCAAGCAGTTGAGACGCATCGTGCAAGATGCACGGCTGACCATCCCGGCGCAGCGTTGACCCCACGACCTACCCCCCGCCCGCCCCCAGCGATGCCCACGGCTCGATAGCGATTAGCCTGGGCACAGACTGGGGTGCTTCCACACGGGTTTTCACCCTTCGCTCGTTTTCTGGGATGCCCCACGGAGTGGGTTCTTTTGGCCTATACGGGGTTTTGGGGTGGCTGTGCGTGTCCTGACAGCCTTGGGGGAAGTGGGAGGGCTACGTTTTGGCGTTTTGCCCGAAACTCACTAAAACCTTCGGAGTCCTCAGCCGGGCTTAGTTGCCCGCGCTTGCGGATTGTAGCAGCTTTGGCCCTTCGGGAAAGAGCGTCAAGCACCAAATGCTCGGCAGATGAAGTCCCATACGAAGCAAATCACGTCGAAGCAAAGGCCTACGGCGGCGTAAAGAATCGGAAAAAGGGCGCAGGCAAGGGCTATGGTGAGGAGCACGGAAAGGGTGGGGCTCATGCGTTGGCGGCGAAGGCGATGGGCTCGAAGCGGGTTAGGCGCCGGTTAAAAAGCATGGCTACCTCGGCTGTTCCCTGGGAGCGGCCCTTGACTTGGAGGAAGCGGGTGTAGAAGCGGGGGCGGTCGTCGATGTCGTCGGTATCGTCCTGGGGGTGGCTGTTCTGGTCCTTGTCGGGGCGGTGGAGAAGGATGATTTTGTCGGCGTCCTGGTCGAGGGAGCCGGAGGAGCGGAGATCCTCCATGCGGGGGGCGCGGTTGTTTTTGGCGGGGTCGCGGGAGAGTTGGGAGAGGAGGAGGACGGGGATGTTGAGTTCGCCGGCGAGCGCCTTGAAGTTCTTGGTGATTCGGCCGATGGCGTCGGTCATGGTGACGTTTTTCTGGCCGGCGGCGTCCGGGAGGAGGTGGAGGTGATCGACGCAGAGGAGGTCGAGGGGCTTGCGGGAGTGCTCGGAGCGGGCCTTGGCGATGATTGTGTCGGACCAGGCGCCGAAGTCGTCGAGGATGGCGAGTTCCCAGGAGGCGATTTCCTGCATGGCGGCGCAGACGGCCTCGCGGTTGTCGGGTGCGCCGCAGAGGGTCTTGGCGGTGGCTATGGCGATTTCCTCGGCGGTGGTCTCGAGGGAGGCGACGAAGATGCGGCGGCCGGCGCGGCAGTGGTGGGCGATGATGTGGCGCAGGTAGGACGATTTCCCGACGGAGGGGCGGGCTCCGATTATGACGAGGTGGGAGGGCATGAGGGGCCCGAAGGCGCGATCGAGGTCGTGGAAGCCGAGGGACAGTCCGGTTTGCCCGGGGTTTTGGAGGGTGGCGACGGCGCGGGAGACCTGGTGGCGCCAGTCGATGCGCTCGGCGGGCGACCATTGGAGGGCTTCGGAGAGGCGGGATTGGGCCTTGGAAACGAGTTCGTCGGGGTCGATGTGGGACTCCTGGGCCATTTCCCCGATTTCACCGCCGGCCTTGGACACGGCGCGGGCAAGTTCGGCGGTGCGCAGGGCTGCGATGAAGGGGCGGAGGTTGGCGGTTGTGGAGGCGGAGCGGGCGACCTGGTTGATTTCCTGGCAGGTTTCGGCGGTTATCCAGCCGTGCTGGTCCATGGCGTGAACGACGGCATCGGGGGTTGTCTCCATGCCGGCGAGCTGCGCATCCATCATGGCTGTGAATATGCGGTTATGAAGAACACCTTGGAAGGAGGCGGGGGTGACGCCGGAGGCGATGGCAAGGCTCACGGCGGTCTTGCCGTCGAGTAGGCAGCAGCCGAGGAGCTGGCGTTCAAGCAGTTCGTTGCTCATTTTCGTATTTGGCTTTCTTGGCCATTAATTTCTCAAAGTGTTCTTTTTCAGAAAATTGGCCGGCAGAACCATTCGTTCCGTAATTTGCCCGGGCCTTGTCGATCTCTGCGGCCCAGTGGTTTAGAAGGGTATCGAGGTTCTGGCGGCGATAGAGTTGGGGTGCTGGCGGTGGTGGGTTGGGAAGGGCGTAGAAGCGTTCGAGCGATTGCCATTCTTCCTCGGTCGTCGTCTCAACGGCAAGGATGGCCCGCTTCCATGCCTCCTCCTCGGCTTTTGACCAGGGAGTTGCCTCCCGGCGTCTGAACAGGGTTTCCGTTCTGCGCATCAGGGCCGTCTTTCCAGGCAATTCCTTTTTTGGCGGCTTGCCGCCTTCCCTGTTCCCTGTTCCTTTTCCCTGTTCCCTGTTCCCTGTTCCTAGCGTGAGGCATACCTGCTGGCTCACTGCTTCATCATTGAGATCTATAAATGTCTTTAATTTTGAATCAGTTGGACGGTTAATTCTCTGGTGTTTCTCGAAAGTTGTGATCTTTCCGTAAATGCGTCCGTTGGTGCCGTTGTGAAGGGTTACAAACGCGATATTGGCGAGCTCAGTGAGGGAGCGTTGAATCTGTGATGAGTTATGCTCGTAAGGGAAAATTGTCGCCCGCATCAGCTCCGGGTCCGCCCAAAAATATCCTTCATCGTCTGCGTAATTGAGCAATCCCAGCGACAGAAGCCGCGTGAACGGGGAGAGCTTTGCTAGGTCCGGGTTGATCCAGAACTCGGGTTTTACTGTGCGTATTCGCATCGGTGCCCTTTCCTTCTATTGCAAGTCCGGCACAATAATTGGAGGTTTGTTTCGTCGGTGTCGCCCCCAGCAGCCTCCGGGATGATGTGGTCAAGTTCTAAGCCGGGGAAAGAAACCCACCACGCGGGTATTTTAGGCCACCATATTGCCCCCTGTTTGGCACAGTGGGCGCAGAAGGCTGGCGTTCTGCAGCCAGGAGATGCCCCAAGACTCTCGGCGATCCTTCTCCGTACGCCCAACGGAACGGCTTTTTTTGTCATGGAATTAAATGCCGGCACCCCCGCGGAAGTTCGAGTGCTGCTCTGCCCACCAATGCAATGGGCGCTTCCCGGGGGCACCGGCAAAGTGATGAAAGGCTCGCAGCATTGGATTTGTTCTAGGCTCGACCGGGAGCAGCAACTTCCGGCGACGAGATGAGTGTTAAGCGAGTTTGGATTCTGGCAAGGAAATTACGGCAAGACCTCGGTGAAAACCCAAGGCGCGGTGCGGCCCTTGCGGGTGACGAGGCAGAAGCGAATCCAGGGATAGAGGGATGCGGCGACCTTGATTTTCACTCGGGCGTCGTCCCAGAAGCGCGGTCCCTTGACCTCGTAGGCGTCTAGGGTGACAGAGCGGCTGCCGGCGACGAAGTTTGCGACGCGGAGAAAGTCTGGGGTGTAGCGTACTCCGTTGCCGAGGCGAAGTGCGACCGGCTGGACAAGGATCGTGTCGCCGAGGGGCTTGAAGGTCGAGGTGAGGTGCCGGTGAAAATCGTCCTCCAATTTGTTGAGCGCCGGGCCGTGCTGCTGGCGGATCGAGTTGGACATGGGCGCTGCGGCCTTCGTCTTGCCGGCGATTGCGAGCTGCGCAAGAACCTGCTCCTGGGCGCGGATAGGCAGGTCCGTTATCGAGAGGCCGCTGTGCTTCACGCTCCGTGCTCCTTCTGCGAGCGGTAGCGGTTCTTGATCTGCTTGTCGAAGAACTCGCCCTTGGAGGTTGCGGACATGAGGGCGTCGTTGACGGAGGGGTGGACGCCGAAGTAGTTGTAGGTCGCGCCGGAGTGGAACTTGACCTGCATCTGCTGGGAGGCGGGATCGTAGCCGATGCTGGCGATGTTCGTGGAGCGGACTGGGACGTGGGGAAGTTTCATTTCTTCGAGATGAGTGGGAAATTGAAAACGGGGTTCGCGTGCGCGAGATGCCATGCTTCTCCGGCCGCGATCAGCACGACGGCGAGGGACAGGGCGACGCAGGCGATTACCTTGCAGGCGGCGGTGGATTTCACGGCTTCGGGTTGAACCCCGGCGGCGGCATGGCGATCACGCTGCCCATCGGCTTCACGAAGGCGGGGCGCGTGGAGGACGCGACTGCGATGGCATGGTAGTTCAGGACGCCGACGATTGCGGCGGGGTGAACGGCGCCGGCCTGAAATACCTCGCGTATCGCCTCGGCGATCTTCTCGGAGAACAGGTGGATATTCTCGGAAATGGCTGCGTCGTCTGATGTGGGATTTTCCTTCATGCGGTTGATTCCTTCAAGCCGGTGTTCCCCGCTTTTTTCAAGGCCAGTTGGTTTGGGTTTTCGAGCCGGGCCAGGCGGGGGTGGTGATGCGGGATGTCGGGGTCGGTGGGGTGGCGCCCGAATCGGTGCAGGGCGGCGACGTAGTTTGACGGCGCGATGGGCCGCGGTATCCCCGAGTGGATCGTTTCCGCGCCGATGGAGTGGATGTGGTTCAGCCTGATCCAGTCCCTCACGGCGAGTTTCGGGGTTTCGCCGCAGCACCATGTATTCATTCGCTCGATTCCGCGCGGCGTCTCAACGTCGTACAGGACCGTTACGACTGCGAGGCGCACGCGAATGGCTTTCATGCGACGCGGCGGGACAGCGTGTGCGCGAAGGAAACCGACACTCCCCCGAGACGAGATGCAAGGTCGCGCAAGTGACGCCCGCCCTCGGCGCGCCACTGGGCCAGAACCTCGGCGTGATTCGGGACGAGCCGGGTTGAGGGGTGGCCGAGCTTCTTCCCCCGCGCCCGGGCAGCGGCAAGACCGGCCTTCGTGCGCTCGCGGATCAGTTCGCGCTCAAACTCGGCGATGCTCCCGAGGATGTTCGCCTGCAGCCTGCCCGCCGCGTTTGAATGGCTCGTGTCTATGCCCTGCCCTGGAATCACGAGGGCGACGCCGTGCTTGTCGAGTTCGGCGATGATCGCGGCGAAGTGGCTGAGTGATCGCGCAAGCCGGTCGATCTTCACGGCGCAGACCGCATCGAAACTCTTGATACGAACCGCAGCCATGAGCGCATCCAGTCCCTCCCTGCTGGACTTCGATCCCGAAATCACGTCAGAAAACTCGGCGGCGATTGTCCAGCCCCTCGCCGCGCAGTAGTTGCGCAGCTCGATCTGCTGCGGCTCGATTGTCTGGTCAGTTGTGCTGACTCTCAAATACAGGGCGACGTTCATGCCGGTATGTACGCCGTCAATAAGCTCTCGGGGGCGACTTCCAGCTCCTCGGTCCCGACCGTGACCTTGCCGAACGAGAGCTGCGCCGGGGCGAAGGCGATGTCGCCGGGCTTCACCGACACGCACTTCGGGCCGGTTTTCAGAACATCGAACCTCGCCTGCCCAACATGCATGGCGTTTGTCGGCATGACGATTGACCCAACCTTTTCGGCACGCTCATGGCGGCGCACCAGGACGTGGTCTCCGACGGGGGTGAACTTGGTTATGACGGGGGTGAGGGTTGAACGGTTTATCATGGTGGACCACGGTATGCGCAAGCCGTATGCGCATGTCAAGAGATTATTTGACAGAATCTTTTACCCGTCGCATGGGTGGGGGAGCACCAACGGATTCACTCAACGGGAGACATTCTCATGGCCATCAGTTCCACTCGCACCAAGTCCACCGGATTTTCCGACGCCCAGGCGCCGAAGTACTCGAACACGCAGAACAACAACAGCGACGCCAACCCGCACCCGAACGCCGCGACGCAGAACCCGGCGACGATGGGCAAGGACGACCACAAGGAGTACCGCGAGACCCCGACGGCCGGCATCGAGAAGATGGGCGTTGGCAGCCAGCGGTGCAATGACGCCGCATGCGAAGTCATCGTGAAGCACCCGACCTCCGAGGATCTGGCCCAGGCCGGGTCGATGTGACCTGATGTTCAAGCCGAAGCCCATAACCAGCCCGAAGGCTCCCGGTGGCGTGAAACGCGACGGGAACGGGGCGGTCGTGGTCCGGCACCCCGCGATGGTTGGCAAGGACATGCTCCCGGCCAGCCCCGACTACGCCGAAGTTCCCTTCGGCTCACTTTCCAGCCACAACCCGCCCGGCGGAATCACCGGCGGTCTGGCTCCATACCAGTCCGAGCGCGGCGCCGAGGGAGGCGAGTACTCCAATGGCTAAGAACTGGATCGCCAAGGCGAAGATCAAGAAGGGCGGTTTGCACCGCTCCCTTGGCATCCCGTCGGGGAAGAAGATTCCCCACAACCTTCTTGAGCGCGCCGCATCCCGCGGCGGAAAAGTGGGCAAGCAGGCACGGCTTGCCGAGACCTTCGCCAAAATGAGGAAAGGCTGAACATGGACGGCTCCGATCTCGAAATCATCGCAAAGTCACGCGGCGGAGTCGCCGACGGCGTACAGAACGCCTACGCGGGCGCCCTCAAGGACGCCGGGGCGGGCAACGCCAAGGTTCCCGTCTCGATCGGCTACCAATGCCCTGTCTACGCCCCGGGCATGGGTCCGGCACCCCTGAGCGAAGGCGACACGACGATCAACGTCGGCGGACCCAATCGCATCAGGGACTGAGTCATGGCCGCGCCAAGCGGCATGATTGAAAAGTACGGGCTGCTGTACCCCAAGGGGCACTCAGTGCTTGCGATAGAGTTGGAGTGCTACCGCACCAACCGGCAGCCCAAGGACGGGGGACTAGGAGCCTTCCGCCACTTCCGCAACGCCTGGCAGATGCTCTGGCCCAAGTACGAGTGGAACGAGTGGGTCGAAATGATGGTCATGGCGTTCTGCGAGTACAAGTACGTCATGGCGATAGGGGCGCAGCGGGCGGGGAAAACCTACACCTTCGGCCACGTCGCCTTTTTGGACTACATGGCGAACCCCTACGCCACGCTTACCTCGGTGGCGACGGTGACATTCGAGGGGCTGCGGCTTAGGATGTGGGCGGACCTGCTGCGGGCGATTGATACCTGCATCGTGCCCGCCAGCGAGCTTCTGACGATCCGCTCCACGACAAACGAGTGCCGGATTTACCCGAACGAGTCAGCCCGCGGGCCTAACGAGAAGTTCCAGATTCACGGCATGTCGGTGTCGCGCACGGACGATGCCGAGGGCCGAATCCGCGGCGGTCACGCCGAGCGCAGGCGCATCTTTTTGGACGAGGCCCAGGACATGCCGGGAGCGATCTTCGAGGCGCTGTCGAACCCCATGTCCGCTCCGGACGCGAAGTTCGTGGCCCTGTCCAACCCGGTCGAGAAGGTTTCCAAGTTCGGCGACTGGTGCGAGCCGGCGAACGGGTGGTCATCCGTCGATGAGAACGACGAGTCATGGCCCCTCAAGATCGGCGCGGGGCAGGGAATCTGCCTGCACTTCGACGGTCTGAAATCGCCCAACGTGAAGGCCGGGAAAACGATATTCCCGTACATGATTTCGCAGGAGTCGATCAATGACGTTACCTCGAACTACGGCGTGGACTCGGTGCAGTACTGGGCGCTCGTGCGCGGGTTCTTCCCGCCTGACGGGATGGTGTCGAAGATTTGGCCCAACTCCACGATCGAGCGGGCAAAGCAGCCGATCAAGTTCGATTTCGCCCCGCAGATGTGCGCGACGCTGGACCCGGCGTTTGAGGCGGATGACGCGGTGCTGCACTTTGGCCAGCTTGGGATGCCTGTTTTCGGGCAGAGGGACTACAAGATCAACGCGACGGAAACCCTCGTGGCGAAACTGGACGCCGGCGGGACCGCGGACCCGAAGGACTATCAGCTTGCCCACTGGGTTATGCACGAGTGCCGGGCGCGCGGCGTAGAGCCGAAGCACTTCATCATGGACTGCACCGGGAACGCCCGCGGCGTGTTCGCCATCCTGCAGAAGGAGTGGTCGCGCGAGGTGCAGGGAATCGAGTACGGCGGCGCGGCGACAGACCGACCGCTCCGCGGCGACGACCCCAGGAAGTGCAACGACATGTACAAGTATTTCGTGACGGAGCTTTGGTTCCGGGCCTCGGAAATGGCGAAGGCGGGGCTGATAGGAGGGATGTCAAACCTGCACCGCCGCACAATCGACGACCTTTCCTCGCGGCGCTACGAACTGAAACAGGGCACCAAGGGACAGGTGATTCAGGCCGAGACAAAGAAAGAGGTGAAGAAGCGGCTCGGACGGTCACCCGACTACGGGGACAGTTTCGTGGGGTTTGGGGAACTGCTCGTGCGGCTCGGCACGTACCCCGGGGGCGGCGCTGCGGCCCGTCTCGCGCAGGAGCGCGCCACCGGATCGGTATGGCAGCGGCAGAAGAACCGAGCGGCGAAGGCGTCGGCGCGGTACGACGAGGCCAAGGAGTTCGTCTATCACTGACATGGCCCTCCTGCGAAATCCACGCGAGACCCCGCCTGACGGATTCAGGTTTTGCCAGCGCGAGACCGAATCGCGCTTCACGGCGGAAACGCTCGGCGAACTGGCCGACATGGTGATCGAGCACCGACGGTACAAGGGGTTGGCGCCGAACGACAAGCCGACCGTGGAACTGGAAATCCAGCGCCAGATATGCGAAGGGCAATTTCCCGGCGTGTGCCACGCGGAGAACGGCGAGGACTACCGGCCGCTCGTGGACCAGTCGCGCAGCCTGAACCCGGACAAGGTGGTTGAGTTTTCCAAGGCGATGTACCGATTTGTGGAGTCGGGGGGCGAGATAGTTCCGAAGGCAGAATCGGAGCGGCGGGCGAGGATTTGCCGCGGCTGCCAGTACAACCGCCCATCGGCCTGCGTCTGCACGCCCCTTTACAAGCTCCTGGACGCCCTAGTGCCCGCGTCTCGGCGCGAGTCAGGGATGCTCGTTTGCGGCATTTGCGGGTGCGCAAACACGGTCAAAGTGCTGATGCCGATGGCGACGATCCAGGGGGAGCAGGCCAACAAGAAATTGACATATCCTCATTACTGCTGGATAGGAGAGAAAACTGATGGCGAAGAAAAAGCCACGTAACCAGCGGGAACTGATACGGTC